CCTGAGCCTTTAAATTGCATCGCATATCCTTCAAGTCCAGGAGGTATGTCAACCTTTGACTTAGTTCCAAACTCAACAAACGGCGCATATTTCATATCCGTAAATACTTCTCTCTCTAGTTTTGAGCCTCGTACATCAACAGAATCTTTTAAAAAGTTGCTTGCACCGGTTGGAGCGTTATTCTTAGCCTTTTTTTGAATATTACGAGCAGATGCCTCAATGGCAATCTCTCCTTTTACACGAATTTCTTTAGAGGCGCTCTCTAACTTCTTCAGAGCTTTTTGAAGATCTTTGGTATCTACTTTTGCCGTAATCATTCTGCAAATGCTATGAGTTCAGTAACGGCATTATCTTCGTTTGAGTTAATAGCGTATTCTACATTTAATTCTTTTCCATCGTACTGCAATCTTAATAAATGGTCATAAGTATCTCTGGAATATCCGGCGCTTACAAAATCATCTCTGTAACGAGTTTTAATCTTATACTTAGTCTTACCCTTCAACCCACCTACTTCGAGCGCCTCAGAGCCTGACAGAGGCTTCACATCAGCCCATACAGTTCCAAGAGTGTTCCAGGTTCTAGTGTTACCACCCATTCCATCAGATGTTAGAGAATAATACTGTATAGTAACTCTCTGCTTCATCATCCCGATGTTTATTTGTCGAGACTTAGTTTTCATAGCTTGGCGTATCTCTTGAAGTGTGCCTTGCTACTATTTGGCATCATTGATACGCTTCCTTCTACTACATCCTGGCGATCTTCGTAGTTAGATGCTACTAGCTTCTTTATCCCTAGAGTTATCCCTGAAGGTATAGAGCTATACCCTGCAACATATACAACCTTTAGCCTTATTCTATCGTCAGGAACTTCCCATCCATATACTGTATCGATTATAAGAGTATCTCCAGTCAGATAATAGTCTTGGTTATTGGTTAGAGTTGTCTCAGTTCCTACCGTATCAACTGTCTTTACTGAAGTGATACTTTGTACTGGGTAAAGAGGTAATCGGACTTCCTTGCCATAATATTCGTACTCGATTGTAACTGTTTTCTCTATTAGTTGGAATCCGTATTGCTCCTCTGCAAAATCTATACTTTCTGCGACTAGACTTGCAATCAGCGAATCATCTGCGGAAGTATCTACTCGCATCCAGGCTTTAGCATCTGCCGTACTTAGTACATCGGTAGAGGCATTTGTTCCGGTGTCAACAGTTGAGTAAGTGAATGGGCCAGTTTTACCCTTGTAAGGAGATTTAAGCATTGAGTTCCTCGACTAATTTTTCGGCTTTGGATTTGGTTAGTCTATCGATAATCTGATTGTTGCGCTTCACGTAGTACATCGTTTTAGTGCTTTCATCCTTTTCGATGAACGCCTTAGCATCTACTGTATAGGCTTGCTTGTCCTCTTTTGTCTCGTATGCTAATCCTTTACTAAGTAAGTCAGCTATCGAACCCTTATCTAACTTGAGAGGATCGTTTTTCTTAATTCGTTGATTTCTGTGGATGAAGCTACGTCTCGCTCTGTAAGGCATAATACTAGGGTTTAATTGAGAAGGATGGGGAGGAATCGAACCTCCCCAAGTTCCAAACATCCTTAGGGTAATATTAGGAATTACCTGCGTTTATAATTGCAGTTGTGAAGTTACCGAAAGCACCTGCGTTAGGTAGGTAAGTCGGTAGAGCTAAACGGCCTGCAACTTGTACAGTTACTAGATCTTTGATAGCATTGTCTTGATCTTGCTCGTAGAAACGAACAGAAACAGACTCACGATCAAACAAAGTTGTCAACTGTGCGAAGTCAGCTACTAAGAAGTCATCAGCATCTCCATCGGTGTCGTTGATTGCGTTAGTAGCAATTACTGGTACACCTAAGATAGAAGGCACACGGCTTCCGAAGATAACATCTTGTGGGAAGATGTAACGGCCATCAGCATCCTTGTTACGGATCATGTCGAAGTATCTAGATACTGACATCATGACCGCAGATGGTTGGTAGTTACGGTTACGGATTTGCTTGATAGCTTCTAGAAGTACATCATACTCTTGAGCATCTGCATCGCCGGTGTACTGATCTAAAGCATAGTCAGTAGATGTTACAGTAAGACCATAAGTAGAGTCATACAAGTTGTAAGCATCTTCGGCTTTCATATACTTCTCCATACCTCTTAAAGAGATGTGAGAAGCTAGACCGGCAGTATCATTAAGAGCTTCTTTAGAAACTCGGAAATGTGCAGAGATTTTCTCTACTACTGCATCAGTTGCAACTAAATCAAAGTCATTCTGTCCGGAAGCATCGCCTTCGGCAGTAACACCGGTGTTGTCGGTGAAGTTAGTTTCTTTGATATAGCGAATTTTGTCAGAGTTAGTAGTACCTACTGGTAGGAACTGACGTACATGAACTCTTCGCTCAGGATCGAATTTGAATCCAGGAACATAATCAGCAGGAACAACATCGCCAGTATAAGCACCTGATTCGGTGATAACTGCTTTGGTGTCCATTGTAAATCCTGAGATTTGACCTGCTTTGAACGCTTCGATTTGATCTTTGTTTGAATCTAAACCATCTTTTAGGATGTTTTTTAGAGACATAGGCTGAGATCCACCGCCTAAACGGTTGCTATTCTTTTCGATTGATTCAATTCTTTCCTTTTGAGAAGCGATTGTCTCTTCAAGGTTTTTGATTTCAGACTTGGTAGCTGAATCAGCTTCGCCTGAAAGTTGTACTTGCTCTTCGAGTTTGCTATAACGCTCCTCAAGGGCTTTAGTTTGTTCGGCTAGACCATTCTTTACAGAAGCCAAGCCTTCTTTTAAGGTATTTTCTAAGTCCATAATTTGAACTCCTTTTCGATTTGTAGTTGATTGTTGAATTGTTTGAAAATTGCATCAAAATCGGCGTCATTACTTACAGAGGTGATTGGCTCGGCTTCTGTGTTTTGAAGTGATTTTCTCAATGCTTCTTCCAAATTCTTGATATGCATTTCAATAAGCATAAAAGTCTCGTCAGTATAGTCTCCTGAGTCAAATGCTCTGACTAATGTCTTATATTGATCAACCTGGTCTTTCTGTGAACCTTTGGCCATTCCTCCGAGCGCCATTTCATTCGCTCCCCAAGTAACAGTTGATCCTTCCCACATCTTAACTTCATTGACTATGTAGGCTTCATCTTCATTAGAGAAGTCTCTACGTACAAAATTGATACCGACTGAATGCTCTTTAAGAACTCCGTCTCTATATAGTTTGAGAACATCCGTTCCTAATTGTGTGTCGGTGATAGCAGTACGGAAGTATAATCCTTTCTCATCTTCTACGAGCATTGATGGCTTACCCAATACAGTAAGCGGATCGTGCTGATAGAGGTGCATAATTCTATTCTTTCCGTTTGGCCCATTCTCTTTGATGGTTTTGGTATAGCACCCTTTCATCATTATATCGCCATCGGAATCCTTATAGTCGAAAACCGAATAGTATCCTTCAATCATACGGCGCTCGACATCGACATCTTTAAGGATGCCGGCTTTTTTAGTTATAAATGGATTCATACTTTTAATTGGATTTATTTTAGTTAATGTCGAGGCTCTATGTCCGGCATAGACATCGGATGCTTCGCCTCCTCTATAAACTTGTATAAGTACCGCCGGATCATCCTCCGTGCCGGTAATAGTAAAAGCTGAATTAGGAACATCAATCTTTCCATCTCTCACGATTTTTGTAATTTTACCTCTTGCTCGGCCTCCACTTGAGTTCCAAGAGACAAAATCTCCAACACTTAATTCATCTGCTTCAGCTTTTAACATCTTTTCCTCGTCAATTTGTTTTGATTTACGTATCGCCCAATCTACGCCCGAAGTACCACCCCAAGCATCCCACATTAAACCACCACATCCCTCATCGTAAGGAACATCTTTATGTTGTCTGTGCCGATTAAATGAGGCCATACGTTTTACTACATCCTCAGAGATAGGCTCACGGTTTGCAAGCTGAGTAGCTCTACGCCATCCTACTGGAGTACCGCACCCTTTAGGATTGCCGGATTCCTCCTTGTACTTTAAGGCTCTCTTTGCGTTGTTGCTTGCGCTCTTTGGATAATCGGTATAACTCATAAAAAAGGTTTGTTGTAAAAATACGGATTTTTTACATTATTTAACAATTAGCCTTGATATATTGCAAAAACCTTAAATATATACTTATGACAGAGTTATTTGATAGAGTAGATGAGCAGTTGCGTAATAACTGGCCGGTAGATGCAAAGGATATAGAGGAGCTTCTTAACCTTGCTCGTATCGCATCGAATATACTAGATCGGCTTGTTGAGACTGGAGAGGCTTACCAATCTCTTCGTGATAAATAGTGCTTTTGTTTTCTAGGTGTTGAATCCATCCGGCTTCGTGTCCTAGACATATTATCTTCTTACGGCGCTTTGCTATTTCTTGTCCGGCCATAATATCGGACATTCTTTGATGCTTCCATTCTGTCATATCGAACTTAAAGTCATTCGTATGAAAAGCAGATACTCCTGTTCCTGGTATATCTAACTCATAGTCTCCTTTTACATTTTTGAGGCATTGATACACTAAATGGCCTCGATAATAATCTAGACCATATCCTAACATCTTACGGCCGTGAAAGGTTATCCAAGCTCCAGGATATTTCTTCATCCCTTTTAGTATAGTCTCCACGTAATCCGGAGGATATATAAGATCGTCATCACACGAGAGATAAATTCCTCTGCTTTTAGGAAGCCAAAAGAATTTTGAGTTGTCTGTATAATCGCATCCGTTGAACACCTGCGCATATTTTACCTCCGGAAGGTAATCGTTAGCATATACTCGAACTACATCAACTTGATCTTTTAGAGAATCGATTACTTGTTGAAGTGTGTCTTTTCTAGACTTGATCGTTGCTAGATTGGCCGTTATCATATAGCTCTATTTTAAATGCGATGTAAAAGGTTATAAAAGCGACTCCTATTCTCCAATCTGCCCAAAAACAAAGAAGCGCCGTTAATATGTAAGATATTGATCCTAGAGTCTGCATATTATATCTCCTTTAGTGTATTGCATACGGTAACCTTTATTTTTTAGCCTTTGAGTAATTGTCTCTATTTCTTTTTGATTAGATAGCTCGTTATTCTCAAAAATAATAATTCTAGGAGAAATCTGAACAGTATCAAGAAAATCATTTAGTATTACGCAGTCGTGTCCTTCTGTGTCTATCTTTAACACTTGAATCTTTTTAATATTATACTTGTCTATCAATGACTTGATTCTTACGACTTTGACTTTATCGCATTTTATTATAGACAGTCCTTTCTTCTCCTCTCTTAAAACTCTCAGCATTGTAGGATGAGGCTCACCTATCATATTGCAACCTTTTAACCAATTAGGAAGTTTGTGCTTATCAATATCCTCCGGATTCATATAAAACATAAGAACCTCTCCCTCAAAGTTTGAAATAGCTACGTTTTCTTTTCTGCACTCAGGAAGAGAATCAAAATAAGTTTTGACTGGCTCGATAAAGAGTCCATCTCTTTTACCGGCCATCGTTGCAAAGTTAGATGTTCCTATCTCAATAATCATACTAAAAGATATTATGATGGCCGATAGTCATAACTATTGGTCAATTAAAGGTACTTTCTTTCTTAGCTCCGGATGCATCATAGAAGGATGATCTCCGTGCTTGACTAGAGACTTCTTAGGAATAAACATCGGAACAAAATTAATAAAGAACTGAGTTGATTGATACATACCAACCTGAGAGCTAGCGCTAGGATCATCAAATCGCACTTGATCTACTGGAGGCATAGTAAACTTTATTATTTCAAGAGTTCTACGATTACAATGATATCCGCAGTCTGTAAAAGCTACTTGTATTGATGGTACACCGTGAAATTCTCTTTCTACTGGCTTACAAGCGATAAAGCATTGAGTCCTTCCATCATTGAGGAGATTGTAAGCGAATGGACTTTTCTGCTTGAATTTATCTAACACATCCCATTGTATTGAACTAAAGTCATCGGGCAGGAATGTAAAGTATTCATCATTAGAAGCCTCGCATATTTTTAAGGCATAATCCCAGTTCTCCCAAAAGCCTTCTCTTCCCTTATGCTCAAGCCTATGGAACTCGCACTTCTTAGCGAATAGCAGAG